TTGCACCAGCGGAGACGCTCTCACGCAAGGACTTTGCGTCTTGGAACAGTTCACGTGACTGCACCAATCCAACCCTGTCCACAGTCCAGTTGGCCCACGAACCTTGGTCATTGCTCTCTTCGACCACCGCAAGCTTCCACATGGTGGCGTAGAGGGCTGGCGTCAGCATACGACCATCGGGCGACTTGACCTTCTGCATCGCAATCTGGGTCTTCCAACGGCGCGACACCTTCAAGGACGTGGACTTCATGTCGATGATGGCGGGCTGATAAGAGCCGTCTTCGTCCAGAACGAGGCAGAAGTGGTGGTCGCTCTTCACAAGTTCATTGCCGTTGGGCAAAAGTTCCTTGGACCCATCGCGGCGGGTGCTTTGTAGGTCGGGGTCGGACGCATGACGTTCACCCTTAAACCCGCCGCCCTGTGACCTTGGCACGAACTCCAGATACTTCGTCTCTTGGTAGACGGGAATGACAGTGATGCCGACTTCCCCTGCCCAGAACTGGTTCGTGACAGTGTTGAAGATATCCCCAGCGGATGCGCCCTTGATGAACTCAGGCTTGTTCTTGTTCAACTGGGGCGACAGGGCTTGCAGCACCCGAATGAACGGGATCTGCATCTCTGAGGAGTCGTAATGTGCGCCATCCCCAGCGGTTTCGAAAATATCGTCAAGGACGTCTGTGGAAACCTCGGTCGAGGCCTTCTTAGCAACTGCGGTTGTCATTTACTTTCTCCGGATTTCTGCTGTGTTCAGGACGTATGCGCCGAACATATCGAGGTTGATGGACGTGCCCTTTTCCATTTGCTCACGGATAAAGGCTTTCAGGGTCATCGGGTGCACGTGGATCTTGTGCTGCGGGTCGTAACCCTGCTTCTCTAGGTCGGCAATGAGGTTTTTGACCACATTGTCTTTACCTTTCCCAAAGGTCAGCGTCACATCGTTCTTGATGATGTCTTCGTTCCCACTCGAACGAAGCCAGCCAAAGGCTTCCTCACGACGATCTTCAGGGATCGAGGCGTGGATGATTGGCTTGATCGTTACCGTCATGCCGTACACGTCGATCCGCTCAGTGCCCATCTCGGCCATCAGGCTCGGGATCAGTTCCGTGGACAAGCGGTGCTTCTCGGACTTCAGCACCTTCAGGTGCTCTTCGCTGTCGGCAATCTGCTCCTCGATGCGGCGCAGGGTCTTAACCAAGTCGGACAGCGTCTTCATGACGTCTTTGTCTAAGGACGATAGCGCTGCCGCCTCGTCGAAGATTTCAGACATGGATAGTTGCGTCTCACTCATAAAGTATCTCCTCTTCAGGGTTGTTTACAGTTGACAAGTAACTTATGTCTCCCGTACAACCACATATAAGGAGGTGACACATGTATGTCAACCATGAAACGTCATTGGAAAATTATTCTTTCAAGACGTCCCCGTATGAGCATCAACGCGAGGCGTTGCGCCGTGGTGCGTATCGCCCAGCTTATGGCTATCTGATGGAAATGGGAACAGGAAAATCGAAGACCCTGCTCGACAATATCGGGATGCTGTACCTGTCGGGGCACGTGGACTTCGCCATTCTTTTTGCCCCTAAAGGTGTATACCGCAATTGGGTGTCAAAGGAAATCCCAGAGCACTTCACCGACAGCATTCCGCACCGCACGATCCGCTGGGTTAGTTCGCCTAACGCCACACAACTGAAAGAAATTCGGTCCGTTGCCACGCCTTTCGAGGGGGTGACATTTTTTGTCATGAACATCGAAGCCCTGTCCACAGTCAAAGGCGTCGAAGCCCTGACGTGGCTTGGCAAGAAGTTCGGAGCCAACGGCCTGATTGGTGTGGACGAATCGACCACGATCAAGAACATGAAGGCCAAGCGGACCAAGAACCTCATTAAGGCGGGCGCATATTTTGCATACCGCCGCATATTGACGGGATCGCCCGTGACCAAAGCGCCACTGGATATCTTTGCTCAAGCGGAGTTCCTTGGACCTCGGCTCTTGGGATGCTCCAGCTACTTCGCCTTCCAAAGCCGCTATGCCATCACGCAGAAGCGCCAGATGGGGGCCCACAGCTTCGAACAGGTGGTGGGATACCGCAACCTTGACGAGTTGTCGGGTCTGATCTCCCAGTTCAGCTATCGGGTACTGAAGAAGGACTGCCTCGATCTGCCGGAGAAAATATTCACGACTAGGGATGTCGAACTTACGCCAGAACAGGCAAAAATGTATGATGAGATTCGACACGAGGGCTTAACCCTATTAAAGGGTGGGGAACTGGTTTCGACAACATCTATTATTGCGCAAATGTTGCGGTTGCAACAAGTGCTGTCGGGACACCTTAAGACAGATGAGGGTGAGTTGGTGGAATTCCCCACCAATCGTCTGGAGGAGCTGGTCTCGATCTGCCAAGAAGCCAGTGGGAAGGTCATCGTCTGGTCGCGCTTCCGGCACGACATCCGGCAGATCACCAAACGGCTGAACGAAGAGTTTGGGGCAGGGTCGGCTGCGTCCTACTATGGCGACACGTCAGACGATGAGCGGTTGCGCATAGTGCAGGACTTCCAAAAGCCTGACAATCCCCTTCGGTTCTTTATTGGCAACGCCGCGACAGCGGGCTACGGGATCACGCTCACTGCGGCCAATACTGTGGTTTACTATGCAAACGATTTCTCACTTGAGCATAGACTTCAATCACAGGATCGTGTACATAGGATAGGCCAGAAGAGTGCCGTTACGTATGTTGATCTTATAACTCCCGGAACGATAGACGAACGGATTGTTCAGGCTTTGCGCAACAAGATCGATCTTGGCGCAAAAACCCTTGGCGAGGAGGCCATGAAATGGCTGGAACTAAGTCCAAAGAAATCGAAGTAGCCCAGTTGGGTGAGGCGTTGTCGTATGAACCGGATACAGGGCTATTCACTTGGAGGGTAAGGCCTGTAAGCCACTTTCAAGGAACGGAAAAGAGAGATGCGGTGGGTTGCGCCAACAACTGGAATTCTCGCTGGGCTGGGAAGCCCGCTCTGACACATCTGGGATCACACGGGTACTTTTGTGGTAAGGTTTTTAAGTCGGGCGTTCTTGCGCACCGTTGCGCCTACGCCCTTATGACTGGGTCTTGGCCCATGCTCTGGATGGACCACATCAGTGGGATCCGAACAGACAATCGGTGGTCAAACTTGCGGCCTTGCGACAGAAATCAAAGCGTTCGAAATAGGGGTTCGTTTGGAAATACCTGTGAATATGTTGGAGTTTCTTGGAACAAGAAACTTCAAGGGTACGTTGGTAGAGTGTATCATGAAGGAAAATCACATCACTGTGGGTTCTCGTCAAATGATCCGGAAAAAGTTGCAAGGCGCAGAGATGACAAAGCCCGAGAACTCTTCGGGGACTTTGCCAGACTCAACTTCCCATAAGAAAAACCAAGTAGACAGCGAGGCCGTTGTCCGGCTGTTTGTCGAATCCGTCCGGCAGAAGCGCAAGAGGCAAACTCCGGGGGTCAAGCGCACCCGCAGCGGTATAGTCTCTAAGCTATGTCAGGAGGTCGGGATCACACGGGCCATGGCCTTGTTCATGCTGAAAGATATGCATCAGTATAAGATCAAGGACATCGAGCCCAAGTATCTGCGGGACACCAAAAAGAAGCCTCAGTTGCGCTGAGGACCCAAGATTTGTGCATGGGCTTCTTTGATCAGGAGGGCCACTTCCCGCGCCAGTGACCTGTCATCAAAGTCGGCCAGTTCGCGCAACTTGTCGTAGACGTCAATAGGAACGGCAACGGTCCTGAATTGTATGTTCTTGGTCCTTGGCACTTGGTCTCTCCTGATCGTTCACGAACGTCTATAGCAGGGAGACAAGTAGGAAGCAACTGGGTTGAATGTCAGTCTTCTACAGGGCGGCTGTTGAACTCGTCAAGCGCATCTGCGGCCTTGCGCATCAGGTCGGGGTTGTCCCGAAAGCCGCTCAGGCCCCTGTTGCAGTGTGTGCATAGAATAAATCGGGCTGTATTGGTTTTGTGGCAGTGGTCAAGCTGCCAGCCCTTCTTATGGTGTGGGCTATCGGACCCGCATATGGCGCAGACGCGCCCTTGATTATCGAACATCTTTTCCCATTGCTTCTTGGTGAAACCCAGCCCCTTGGCGCGTTTCTTGAAATTGTTTTCCTCGCGCCAAGCAGGGTCTTCCGCAGCCTTCTTGCGTTTGGCTTCCCTGCCACGCGCCAAGACAAGTTCGCGGTTCTTCATGGCATACTTTATGGATGCCGCCCGCCATATGGCTCTCTGCTTTTCGTCAGCCATCGATGTTCGGGGAGATTGGTGAGGGGCGATTGGGGAAATAGGCCGTAGCGCAGTCTAATTTCTGACCAAAACAAAAACACCCGTTGCCGTTTGCTAAATGTTTCACGCCCCTCACAGCCCTTTTATCAACGGGCTATGCTTGGTTCAAGGCCCTATGTCCTTAATAATACCATAAAAATCCGGCTAAGTCGTGCACTTATTCTTCTCCTTGTATGCCGCCAGTGCGTCCGCGACCCTCTGTCGGGTGTAGTCCGTGCCGTGGTTAAGCACCTTCCATAGATAGGTCCGCCCAAGGCCAAGTTCCTTGCTTGCTGCCGCAATAGACCGAAAGGTCACCCCATCTAGGGTGATGGGCTTCTTGAAATTCTTCCCCATGCCAATGGAATCCGTGTCTCCACGATGCAGCGCGGAATAGACAGCCGCTATGGTCACGTTGTGCGCTTCCGCTGCTGCCTTGACTGTGGGGTATACTACCCCACGTATCCTAATCAGCATTCTTCGCCTCACTTTGTATGTAAATAAAGTCGATGTGCTCTTCGACCTTGTCCCACGCTTCTTGGATGGCGGGGGTGCCTTCGCTTCGAATGGCTTTGCGAAGCGCGTTGATTTGATTGAACATCTTGATGATGGTTCGGTTTCCGTATCGGGCGGTCATTCTTTCTCCGCATCTGCCAGTAACTCTGGATCGTTGATGTGATCATACAGTTCCTCTGCATCCACCCCTGTTGACAGTAGGTAGCGAATGATGTCGCGGATGGTATGATCATCATCAAAGCTGATGTAAGTGACGCCATCATCGTCTTCGGTTTCAATTGGCTTGCGCCGGACTTCACTCATGGCTCATACAACTCCGTTTTGTTAGCGTCCCACACCGCCTCAAACTCAGCGCCCAAAGGTTCAGTCTCCAGTTCAGCCAGCGCACGGGTCGGCACAGCGGGCAGGGCGCTGATAACATTGCGTAGACTTAGTTGCATTTCAGTTGGCGGATTGTCTTCGCGCAATACACAGGCATTCAGCGCATCATCGCGCTTGATCAGATCGTCACTCATTTCTGTTTCTCCACATATTCCACGGCGATGCGGACTGCTGTTCCGCTACCACCAGCACAAGACTTTGCTAATTCTTCTGAAGGGTAGCCATAGCAATTACCATTATGATGCTCATTCACCCAGATCGTCTTGGGTTCGGCGTAAGGTTTAGTCACTTGGAAGCACACGATGTCCCCGTCACCATAATAACACTTCTTGTGCCGCCAAGAATGCAACTTAGCGGGAAGACCTGCTGATGGAGTATTGTTACGATACCACACCATGACTTCGCTTTCAGGATGGACAGGGCATTCGCCGCCGTTCCAGCCCCAGATTTCACCGTTGTTATAGTCGTTCATTTTTCATTCCTTCCATGCGTTATCAGGATTAAGATGTAGATCATTTCCGCCACCGCTTGTAATCGTCCACCGCCTCAAGCGTGATGATCACCATCATAACGGCCACGGAAATGACCACGCACAGGATGGCGAACACCCCCAAAAAGAAGACGGCCATAAGGACAATCTCCCACATCCCCAATTCAAACAATCTCATCGCCGCCACCCATCCTTGCCCCAATCTGTATTTCCAAATGCTTTATGCGGTTTTCGTGGGCCAGCATGATCTGGTGCATCCGCAGCCAATTTTGGTGGCTATCGCCATGATCAAAACCCAGAAGGGCTTGGATACGCTTCTGCTCTTTGAACATCTCCTCCTGCTCCGGCGTCCGCTTGTCGGTGATGTAGACCTCCATTGCTTCCACCTCTTTCAGGTGTTCTGCAACCATGTCGGCGCGTGTCTTGCCACGCAGTTTACTCATCCACCAGTTCATGTCAGAAATCCACCACTTCGCAGTTGATGTTCCGCATCATCGAAAGCAGCATCGTTGCCTTGGCCTTCGATCCTTCGGGCACGGAGATTAGGAACATAGATGCTTCGGGGTTCGGGACTGTTGCGGCAGGGGACGGGACGGGCCTTGGACCTTGGACCTTTTCGCGCAAGTAAAAGCCAGCGCGGCGCTCTGACGCACCGCTGGGGATGTTGTCGCCCTTGATCCAATGCAGGGTGCAGCCACGTGACGCGCCTATGGCATCGTCCATGTCGTTAATGGTTGTCATTACCTTTGACAGGTTCGCGACATTTGGGAACTTGTGGTAGAGTCCCTCGAACAGTTCGGGGTAGAGGTCATATAGGGTCTTCATTTTGGACATCTCCATCTAGGGGTTACTTGGTTTTCTTCGCGATGTATTCAAACTTCCCACCACCAAGCTTGCGCTGGTAGAGGATGCACTTTCCTGCTTCGTATGTCGCAGCGGCTTCCTTTTTGTGCGGCCCGCCAGCGTGTTGCCCAACGTGGTACACGACCTCGTCGCCAGCTTCGGCTTCAGCCATAGCCACGCTGAACAGTCCTTCGGGGCGGCGGCTTACGTCATGTCGGGTGCTCATGGCTCTGCTCCCGTATCCAGATCGTCCAGCCCCATCAGGGCGCGTCCCAGCACGTGGGTGGACTTGGCGTAGTAGAGGGCCGTGGCGTTCTTCTTCGCGGGCCCGTAGACCCGCGCACAGGCAATCGAGCCCGTGTCGTGCAGACGTAGCAGCGAATGCCCTATGGCCTCGTACCTCGCCCGTTCGACCTCTGACGCCGTCACAGACGTGAAGGCTTCGTTGAACAGTTCGACGTACATCTCCGCCCTGTTCCAGACTTCGCCGCCCATGACGATGTTCAAGACCTGACTTTCGATGGTCTTGCGGGCTTCGGTGGGCTTGATGCCCGCCATTGCCTTTTCAGTGCCGTCCGTCCGCTTGTAGATTGCCACGGCCCGCCACGGCACGCGCTCTAGGTGTTCAGGGAAGTTCTCCACGTAGCCCACCTCGATGGTGTCACCGATGCGGATTTCGTGCAGCTTGGCAAGCTTAGGTGCAATCGCCACGATCTGCGGTTCTTCCCCTACGTTGTGCGGCATGAAGGCAAAGGCCACGCCTGACCCTGAAATGGACGCCACCATCATCTCGCTGGTGCGGACGTCTTCCGGCGCGTAATTCAGACCACCCGCCATCAGTTTTTTGCCTCTGCTTCGGACAGCGAAGAGTTCATCGCGGCAAGCATAAACTCCACGATCCGCCCCCTGTCGCCGTCAAGTGCGCTGCGCAAGGATTCGGTGATCAGCACAGTCATTGCCCACATGGCAAGGCTGGGCTGGATGCCCGCCGCTTCCCACGTTGCAAAGCACCGCTTTAGGTCCGTGCTGATCTTCTCGAAAGCTTGCGACTCCGCCGTGCTTTCATGCGTGATCTGGGTCATTTGAATTCCTTCATGATTTCTTCTGTCGTCCATATGCAGTCGTCCAACACGACCTGTTCTTGGTCTAACGAGCGGACTTGCCGCTCGTTCCCGATGTATGCTTCGCAAGAAGCCATGTCCTCGAACCTTGGTTCATAAACCACATTCGAGCACACGATTTCCCCGCAGATGAGGGCGATGGCAACGATCACTTGCATTATTCCTCGTCTTCCTCGTCGTATTCGATCTCGCCCAACCCATGGCAGTTGTCGCACTCCGCCATGTAGCCTTCGATGTCGCCGTAGGGGTTCGAGGCAGAGGCGCGGCAATACCGCTCGAATTCCCTTTGACCTTGGCCCCCGCATTCTGGGCATGGTTTCGTGGTCATTTGCTGGCCTCCAGTTCATCCTTCTGGATGGCGTAGACCATTGCATCCGCGATCAGGAAGGCGCGGTCAGCCAGTTCGTAGGAGTTGGCGTTGATAGCCAAGGCGTGGGGGATGAGCCCCATCATTGCTAGGCCCGCATACCATTCGCGCTTGGTCAGTCCCTTGCAGGGGGCTAGACCCGTGTCGTGCGGGTAGGCGTGGAGTTGGGTTGTGTCGGTCATGCTTCCGCTCCTCTCGATTGCTGATACAGCGCGTTTGTCAGGGAGTCATGCAGCTTGGCGCGGGCAAGGAAGCGCTCTAGCTGATCGACGTCCTTGAGATCGATTTCGGCAAACTGGTCTATCTCGATGCTGGCCTCGATGATGCGGAGCATATCGTGCGCCTGATCCTTGCTGATCACGATCATGCTGCTTGCTCCTTGGGCCAGCCCATCGCCTTCAAGTCGCCCACAACGTAGGGCACAAGCGCCGTGCCCGTTGCGGTGGTCTTTTCGACCTTGGGCGGCTCGACAGGCAG